CAGAAATACTGCTTGCTCATTACTAATATTGTTTTTACCTAAATCTTTAACCATATATTGTTGTATCCTTTTGTATTGTTATACTTCTATTTAGGTTAATTGCCAGATTTAGCTGGTAGAATGTACTCATATAGGCCCATTCCTGAGTCTACGTGAATAGCCATAGCACCTTGATCTGAAATCTTAATGCTCATAGACGATGTGTCACCTAGCTTTAAGATTGTTAGAACTGTTGCTAGTGGAAATGACCAACCTGATTTCAATTCACCACTTACATTACGTGCGAATGTCAAATCTGCTTTATCAGTTGATGCATCACCAATTGTAAATTGCAAATCACCATCTACTGTTTTCACTGTGAATAGAGGATCATATGCTGACAAGATAGCCGCAGTTTGTTGCAAATCTTTGATTGCTTGCTGTGTTGGCATAACTTCAACGTCCCACTTAGCACCTTTAAAGTTTGCTGTTTTAATCTGCGCATCAACAAGTTCACTTACGATTACACGATAAGTTGAATTCATAATGCCAGGAATAGCAAAATTAAATGCCGCTGGAATTTCTTCGCCGTTACGTTCTACACGACTGATATCAACACCTGTTGATACTACTTCGCCTTCATTGTTACGACTTTCATAGCCTAAGTAACCATTCAATACGCCTAGACGACCTAGACCGAACTTACCAGAAAATTCTGGTACACGATTGTGCATCTTTGCACGTAATACAACTGTACGATCATCATCCATCGCATCTAATACTGTTGTATCTTCGTCTGTTGTTACTTTCACTGCTTGAATAATCCCAAGCGAATGTGTGTGTTTTACCACGTCTTTTAAAATATCACGCATATGTGTTCTCCTATATTTTATTAATTACTATTATATCACACTTCGAACAGTGAGTCAATAGTAGAATGTTTTGCTTTACTAGATTTACGTATGATATCTTTTTTTACTCTATCTTGAGTAATACGTAATCTCGGGTACTTTCCAGTTTCGACAATTACACCATCAATAGTTTTACCTGGTCTAGCTAATGCAGCTCGAATTTTTCTTTCGAATATATCAGTAAATTCACTTCTAAGAATGACTATCATATCTACGATTTCAATTACACCATCGTATGCATCGTATGTCACAAAGATAAAATCACTATTAGCTTTTTGCTTCTTTAATTTACTCCAGTTATCATAACTTTTAAGATCAGACGGTGTCAATCCAGTTATTGTAACATTTGCATCAGTATGTGTACTTTGTGATTTGATTTCAATACTGTGTTCTCCATTGAGAATATCAGGTCCCTCGCCAGTATTATAACTATCTAATCCTAGCACATCATGCACTGCCCATTTTTCAATTACGTTGCCATATTTGCCATCACCGATACCTTCAACTTCTAGTACGGTGCCTATGTAGTTCTCTAGTTTAATATCAGTTAGTCTCATATTTTTCCCTTCACTGATTTGATTTAAGTAGAAGTATGCTATCACAATTTGAATAGCTTGTCAAATGATTCTTTTTCAATTGCGGTAGTTTTCTTTTTAGTATTACCAATCTTTGGGTTATCAACCCAATGAATAGTATTATTTGGTAGTATACCCCACATAAACCAAGCATTACCAAATGTAGGACTACCCCCACCTGTAAAGTCAACTCTGTTGTTATATACTAATGCACTCATACCATGTTCCATAAACATCTTGCCACGTTTGTTTCCTTGAAAACTTGCGATAGGCAGTAGTAGTGCGAAAGGTTTACCAAGAGCATAACAATGCTCAATGAACTTATCTTTTATACTGTATGGTGGGTTAGTTATAATCCCATCATGTACGTCATCCGGTTCACAATCAAAGAAGTCTTTTCCATTACTTGCTACGATGTTATAATCATATTTTTTAAAGCCTTCTACTAACAAACTAGATATTCCACTAGTTGCTTCATAGTAAGTCTTTGTCTTATCCAAATATGGTAACAATGGAAGTACTTGGTCGGGAGGAGTGTAGCATTCATCTGATGCCGCATTCCTCCCTAAACTGGATACTAGTTCTGTGTACGTTTTCTTAGCCATTAGAACGAGAACAAATCTTCAAATGTTTCTGATGTATTTGCATTACGTAAGTCCCAATTTAGAACGCCAATCAAGTTGTCAATCTTTTTATCAATGATAGTTGTTTCCATCAAATCATGATCGAACGGAAGTTCTTGAAACCATTGTGGAATACGAGGTTCATCAATTGGATATGCAATGCTTGTCATTTTCATAGGATTGTCTCTGAGTTTACATACAATAGTTTTCATACCATCTGTAATCTCAACTGAGTATCTATCACTATGCATTTCACGTAAAGTATTCCAATTAAGAGCCGCACTCACATGTCCTGGAAGTCTAGGCTTTTGTAGTTTGTCTTCTGAACTACGCAATTTAAAGTCTGCGTTTTGTGCTTTTTTATACTTCGCTACATCGTTTTTGAATTTAGTTAAGTTATTAACTCGCTTTGGAGTGCCTTTCTCCCAACCAGGTTTATCACGAAACTCTTTCTTAAAGTCTTTGACCATATCAACGATATCATCTTGATTACCACCAGTAAGTACTTTAAGCAAACAGGAACTAAGAAATGTTTGCATATAGTCTGGAGTATCAGACCTTTTCAAGTCAAGTCCCATAGCTTTAACTTTGCCAGGCTTACCATCTACATCACGGCGTTCTCCATCATCATCATAGATAAGCATAGCATAGCGTTTCTTCTTAATAAAAATTGCTGATGTTGCTAAGTTCTCACGTCCTGCAGCAATGATTTCACCTTGTTTACGTGGACAATTGAAAAAATCTTTCATAAAGTCAGGGAAACTTGTGTTTACTTGATCTGCAATTTCATCATACATCGTAAGAGCAATCTCTTTATCCCACTCAATCTCGCCACTATCAATCTCTTTGCTATATGACGGATACATCGAATAATAGATAGAGTCTGTATCACCATAGATAACTGATTTGCCTTTATAGTCATAAGTGCCATCGATCACTTCATTTGTCTTAGATCCCATATGTCGTGTGATGCACCTGCCACTGAGAGTAGTTGACTGACCGATACGTTTATCATAAAAGCGACAACCCTGATTAAGAATCGCACCATACAAACTGTTCAAGTTAATCTTCTTAACTAGTTGTCGTTTATCCCAGAATGCAATTTCTTCTGCATCACCCTTTTCAATTGCTTTCTTTTTGTTAGCTTGCAATACTTTGCGTTCTGCATACCAACGTTCAAGTAAGCTAGGTATGATCCCTTGTACATCTTGCTTAAAGATAGTTCCGTTTGCACTTATAGCCCACGGAAGATCACCACTAAATACCAAGTCTGAGACTTCAGCACCAGTTAATTCATGTGAAGAACCATCTTCCATATCAAGTGTCATGATTTGTGTCTTATCTTTTTCATTTAGTAAACGAAATTCTTCTGTAGAGAATGTATCTTCCCATGCTTGTGCAGCACCAAAGCCTTTGTTCTTGCCACCACGCCCATTACGTATACGTGTCTGTATCATTTCATCTGTCAAGTCGGGGCGAAGTTGTGCAGTAATAGTTTCTGGTGACATGTTCAGCGCACGAATGATAGACGGATACAGAGAGTTAATATCGATGCCCGCTACCCACTTTTGCAGACCTTTCTGTGGATCTGCTACGAAAGCACCAGCCGCTTTCTGTGCTTCTGCAGCTTCCTCTTCTTCACGTGTAGGTTCATAATCATCGTCTTCTGTATCCCATGATCTACGCTTACGATCTGGAACAACCATACCGCGCCTGTGTGCTTCGTTGATGATAGCTGATTCAGTAACAGCAACAGCGCCCATTGTAGTTTGAATATTAACAGTGTTATCATGTGCAATTTCATTTGCAAGATCAATGAAGCGTAGCTTCTTATCTAGGTTATCAAGTAATGCAGTATCTTGTCTGTTATATTCGATAAACTTATAGAAGTCTTGATTGTACAATTGATCTAGTGTACCTTCATATGCAATCTTACGTTCATTAAGTTCGTACTCGCCGATAGCATCAAGTGAATATGAATGCATTTCATGATATGTATACTTGCGGTATAGTTCAAGATAATCGAGGTGAATACGTCCGAGTAAGTTATAACTTGTTTGCTCTTTACCAAACTTAATAAGTCTCTTAGGAGTAGGATATAAGTCCCACAGGCATAACTTACGTGTATGTGACTTACTCAATACACGCACAATACGATTAAGAGTGTATGGAATATCAAAGCCTTCACTGTTCCAACCACTAAGCACATCTGCATCTTCGATAAGAGATAAGAAGTCGTTCAACAAATCTGCTTCGCTGAGATACAAGAACGTATCTTCAAACTTATCGCATAGTCGTTGTGCTTCTTTTAATCCCTCACCTTCACGCATATGTTCAGGTGGGATAACAAATGTTACAAGTTGTCCAGTCCATTGCAATGCTACTGTAATTGCAGTAATAGGCATAAACGGATCTTCGGGCGGAGCAAAGCCACGTGCGGCATCGAAGTCAACCTCGATATCAAAAAACGCTACATTCAACTTGGGAGAATCCTTGCCAAGATAATTTTCAGCAAGACATCTAATCTCTGGCTTGATATCACTCTCATAAATCTTTTTATCAGAATGCATCCGTAATTCTTTGTGTAAGTCTTTCTTACGTTTGACTTTCACTTGTCGAACTTTCTCACCATGAATACTTCGGTGACTACCACTATCGTCCCGTACATAGAACGTGCGCCAAGCAGGATAATCTTGATAGATCCTCTTGCCATTGACACGTTCTACAACTTGTACGATATCTTTATCTTTGTTGTAGTATGCGTCTACATAACTCATTTATAATGTGCGTCCTACGGTCTGAAGTACTGTTTCTACATCTTCAAAGTCTTGTTTTGCTTCTTGCAAACGTGCTTTATGTGCAATTGAGATTGCTTTATTAAGTACAGTTGGTTTGATATCTAACTCTTCTGCAATTGCTTTTACTGTATCACGTAGTCCGCCTTTAAGGTCGTCTACTTCTTGTAGTACTGAACAGCCTTCGTCTACAAGTTGCTTTAGTTTTGCTTTTTCTTCGCTTGAAACTGAATCTAATGACATATTAATCTCCTCATAAGGTCATAAAAAAAGGAACTCTATTTGAGTTCCCTTTAATATAACACAGAGGTGTTCTTATGTCAATAGTTATTTTTTATATTTTGATGAACAACTTTTTTCGTTCAGACGTAGTGCTAGTGCATCGATTTTATCCATCTCTGCGTCTGACAAGTTATGAATTTCTTTTGGATTTGACTTTAGCTTTACTTTCTTGCCACTAACTTCAATAGTATCGCCAGCTTTCTTGCCTGCTTTAGCCGCTGAGTCTAATGCTTTATAAAATTCATTATACTCTGAGAATGACTGACGTGAACTTGTACGAACAATCTTGCCTGCCATTTCTTCTGCTTCATTAGAGAATGCACTCTTTACAGCACCCTTGATGCCCGCACGTGTTGCAGCACCTTTAATGCCTTTTGACGTTGCCGCTCTAGCAACACCACCCGCAACAGCACCTACTGCTCTAGCAACACCACCCGCAACAGCACCTACTGCTGGAAGTACTTCATCTAGTTTACCTTCTTTTAATGCACCCATTGCAACTTTAGCAATCTTCATTAAACCTGTACGAGTGTTAAGCATTTTTTCAATTTTAGCTTTGTTATCATCGTTTACTTTAGCGTGTACTTGTGTAATAGCTGATGCTGTGAACATATCTACTTTTGAAGAACCGTCATCAAACTTGATTGATTTCGCTTGCTTGTCATCTACAATACCTTTTAGTTGGTCTAGGATCGATGCTTTCGCTTCATTTACTGACTCTTCCCATGGAGCTTTCTTTAGAGATACCTTTTTAGGTTTCTCGCCGCGCTCTGGTTCATCTGCTTTAGCAAACGCACGTCTTATTGCTTTTTCATCTTCATCTGATGCTTCATTAGTCTTGCGCTTTTCTGCCGCACATTCATCACATGTATCAATGTCGCCATCGGTTTCGTCTTTGATCCATTCACAATCAGCACAGCCTTTTGTACCTTCGTTTACACTTTCTTCAAGTTCAGCACTTGCCATTTCTTTACAATCTGAGCATCTGCCATGTCCTTGATAAACATCCATAATAGGAGCGCCACAGCAATTACTTACCATGCCTTCTTCATTTTCGTCACCTTGAGAATATGATTCTTCAA